AGCTAAAGCACCTAAGTCAATTGCAGTAGCGATTGATTTTGTTAGGTCATCTCTGATTAAGTTCTCAACATCTAAAGAAGATTGTTGTAGTAAAAGTCTTGTTACATCAGTATGAGCACCAATTACTTTAGGAGTCATAGTTACTGAACCAGCAGTGAACTCAGACTCAGCAGAAGCTGCACCTTCAGTTGCAATCCAACCAGCAGAAGCACCAGCAGTTTTCTTAGGTATTACAACATTTCCTTGTAATCCTCTTAAAACTGTTGCTCCAGCTTGCATTACTGATGACTCATTTCTGAGTATATCAATAAAGTCATTTCCTCTGTAATCTTCAGCTACTAGAGTTGAATCATCAGATGTGTTTAGGTCTCTTTTACCCCAGCTTCTTAGAACTTCAGCGGGAAGCATAATGCCTTGTGCATCTTTGCCATACTGTCTAGCAGCTTCAGCAGAACATTCAAATTCAAATGCTGCATCTTCTTGTGCTTTTCTATCTGAAGGGTTTGCCATTGCTCTTATAGCTTTAATTAAGCTAAAGTCTCTGACTTCTTCTTTGCTCATGCCGATTTCTGAAGGAGTTTCTAGTGGTTGATTGTTAGAAATATTTTCTAATAATACACCTCTAAATTCTTCTACAGATACGCCATCTGCAATTGCTTTGTCAGCTAAATCTCTTTTATTGTGTCTAGCTGCTAAATCTATAATCTCTTTTGAGTTTCTTTTAAATTCAGCTTTAGCTTCATCAATAGTCTGAGTTCTAACTTCTTCAAGATTAATATCTTTATTTTCCATTGTTATTACCTCTATATTATTAATAGTTTGTTTATCTTTAGAACGACCAACTCCAACAAGTCTTGACTGGTCAGCAGGAACGCTTACGGAAGAAACTTCCATAGGTGTCCATTGGGCTTTGTAGTAAGTCTCATCGTCTTTGTTCATTCTTGTTAATTTATCGACTCTGTAACCAACTGAAATGTTCATTCGTATACCATCAGCTACATCTTCAAATACTTCACGAGCTAAAGCAGATTTACCAAATCTAACTACCGCAGTTGTCCTTTTTGCAGTCTCATCCAATTTGAATTCTTCAATCACACCAATTTGCTTTTCCATATCATGGTCAAGTAATAATGGTGCTCTGCCTGATGAAATAAACTCCATGTTTATATCTTCAGCAGAATGTCCTAGCACTTCCATGCCAAAACTACGTTCTACAGGTTCTTCACTAGAAACACCTATACGAACTATTCTCTTTTCTTCGTCAAGATAAGAATGTTTGGATAGATCAATAGTCCTAAATTTCATAGGCATATCAATTACTTTCCTTTCTTCTTCACTTGATTCATCCATAGAGACTTCATCAGTTGCTTCTAATTCTTCACCTTCATGTTCTACATCCTCATGTTTCTCAAACTCAACAATAACAGTATTGTCAGTTTCAGTAACATTAAGGATATGTCTATCTTCTTTATTCATAGATTTCTCCTCTTCATTTGTTAATAAAGGATGTTTTTCTAACCCTTTCAAGTCAAAACTTTTTTCATTTTTCATTTGATTGACCAACTTTCTTGACCAACTAAATCCAGCATCTCCACCCCATAATGCCCAAGCTATTCTTCCATTTGATGGATAGCCCTTCTCTCCCTGTCTGAATCCTTGAGCTTTTTTATCAACCTCATGTCTGCTGAAAAAACTATACATCCTTTTAATAGTTTCATCAGAAAGGTTTTCACCATTTAAAATCTGATTAGCTCTTTCAGCACCAATTCTAGTGCCACCTCTGCCATGTTCTTTTCTCCAGTCCAAGCCTTTTCTAGCTTCGGATTTCATGCCTTGAGTTGGTTTACTCATCGTCTTGATCTCCGCCATTGATATTGGCTTCTACTGGTTGTTTCTGACCAAACGGTTGATATGCTAGTTCTATTCCATACTGTTTAGCTAGTTCAATCTCTTTTTGATGTTGTTCAAATAGCTCTTCTGTGTCTCTTCCATAAGCAGCAGCTATATCTGAGTAGCTTATTGTTCCATTTTGTAAGCCAAGTACGTTTGACTGCATTTCTTTTAAAGGGTCAATCCAAGCAAAACTTCTTGGTATAAAGTTGACTGAGTTAGAGAATTTATCAAACTTACCTATTGGTAGATTAATACGACCTGTAGATATTGCCATCTCTAACCAAGATTGAAATATTGGGTTTACAAAATGCTCAATTACAAATTGTTGATATATCTGATACATACTTCTATCTTCTAAAGCACCTTGCCTTATTGAGCTGTAATTAACTGAAGTTAGGTCATTAGATAATGAGTGATAAGAAATATTTAAACCTGATGCAATGCTTCTTAAAACACTTGTTGTAAATGAATCAAAAGCAGATGTTGGGTGTGTAGGGTCAAATGCTTTGAAGTCCATACCTTGAGGTAACTGTTCAAATACACCAGCCTGTGCGTTCATTGTTGGATTAAAGGTATCTTCATATTCACCATCACCAACATATCCATCACCATCAGGTGAAGTAAAGAAACCCATTTTAGATGCACCAACTCTAGCTGCAACAATCTCTGCTTCTAAGTAACCATTTAACATCTTCACATTAGCCATTGATGTAGCAATTAAAGAAACACCTCTAGTCTGTTCTGCTCTAGTAGGTAGGTAAGCATGGATAATTTCATCTGCTGGAACTCTAATGTGTTGATTTTGACTTGCGTAATTTCTATCGTATGGATGATCTTTGTATAGATGATATGCCACTGGCTTGTCGTACTTATCTACCTCTACACCCATCTTAATACGATTCCCAGTAGCTTTATATACATCATTTTTATTTTCATCTAAATGATCTGCTTCTAGGAACTGTATTTGGAAACCAAATGGAGAATTGCTATCTTTTATTTTTCTTATTAAAACTTCACCATCTCTAGCTAAAGATTCAATAAATATTTTCTGACAATCTAAAAATGATAATCTTCCATTTGTAGTGCAATTGCCAACCTTTGACCAATCCTTCCAAGCTGATTCAATGAGCTGGTTAGCAGCAAGGTCTAATGAACCATTGTCATTTCGACTTTTGGTGCTAACTCTTATGCCATGCTTACCGATAACATTAGACACCATCAGGTTAAGGTATCTTGCAATGTAGCTATCGTTTCTTGCTAACTCTCTTGCTCTATCTCTTAATATTCTTATGTTATCTTTTATTTCAGCATCGGCACTTGTAGATGTTGTTACAAAGTCTGCAAATAACCTACCAGTATTAGCACCAGTATAGCTCCTTCTATAAGCCTGTCTTTTTTTCTTTTTAGGCTCATTAACGCCTAGTATTCTGTTATACCATGCCATTATGTGTAACTCTTAGGTGTAGAACCAGTAGAGCTACCAAAATTAACCTTGATAGTGTTTCCTGACCCTTGTTTATTTCTAATTCTAGCTAATTTAACTTCTTTTAGGTATTCAGCATGATATCTATCTCTAAATGTCATTAATTCATCAACAGATAGCCTAGATAATGATCTTCCACCTAAAGAGAAGGATGATTGATCTATTGTAGCTCTTCCTTCTATTACAGCTTCAATAGCATCTAAAACTTTCTTTGCATGACTTCTTAAATCGTTATTTGTGTCTAATTCACCAATTGCAAACTTAGTTATTCCGTAATCAAGCGTGACCCTTTCGCTATCAGATGTTCTTATAGCATATAGTTGCCACTCCCAGTCACCAGCAGTCAAGTTTGTAGTCTCGGATGATGGTTTTTCAAAGTAATAATTGTCATCAGCTTCAGTTGAGGATAATGTAAAGTGATGTGTTCCACCACCGCCACTATCCTGAGAGAAGTGATAAGTCATAGTGTAGTCAGCTAAAGGATAGTCAGATACAAGATCAGGTCTTTGCCATGCAAATCTATCTCCTGTAACCAAACGATCAGGCTCTTGGACTGGGTAATTATCTCTGTCAAATTGATTGCTCAAGCAAAAACCTCATAATGTTTTAGATATATCTACATCTAACACTATGGTTTTTTAGCTAAAAGTCAACATATATGAAAAGAAATGTCAAATTACTTCCAAGAAGTAGCAAAATTACCTCTATTTATACCTCTTTTTGGCTTTTTATTGTCTTTTTCAGGAGCTTTTGTAGTATTTGTAAGTATTCTTTCCTGTATTGTATCGTAATTAGGGTTCAATATGTATATAGCTGCGAAATTATATACCAATGTGTCTAATGCTTCGTTTCTTGGTCTTATTTGCTTCCAAATTAGTGTTTTCCTACCTCTAACAAACTTTGTAACCCTTTTCTCTGCTGTAAGCTGTTTAAAATACTCCTCATCAAGATCAGAGCAAAAATGTAGTGTTGTATCTTCAGGTTCGCTTGATAATCTAGCAAAAATGGCTTCTTTAGCACTATCTACACCAACACCAGATCGGAAGAGCACACGTCTGAACTCCAGTCACGGCTACATCTCGTATGCCGTCTTCTGCTTGAAAAAAAAAAAAAAATAAAAAAAAAAAGAATAAAAGAGAGTTAAATAATTAAAGACACAAGCACAGGGCCGTAAACAAAAATAGCAAGACATGAATGTGGTCAAAGAAAAAAATCATGAAATTGTTGAAGCCCAGGTATGACAGGGAGGAATTAGTTGTGAGGAGAAGTTCAA